TGGATTCATTGGCCCAGTGGGTTTAAATATACTCAATCCCAAATAAAAACAAAAATAAAAATAAAAAGGGTAAGAAACGTGCTACCGCAGCTGTCCAGATTCAGCGTGAGCTGAAGAAGGCAGTCCGTCAAGTGCGTCGACAAACGCGTCAAGGTGTTAAGAGTTTCGGGCGAGAGCTTGGAATTACTAAAAACTTTGGCTCGAATGTTGGTGCAAATCTCGGACGTATGGCCGGTAACATGATTTCAGGATATGGCGACTATGAGGTTCGTAGTAATACTTTGGTTAATCCGGTTTCCGTTCCGGATTTTGGCACACAGTCAGTTCGTATTACGCACAAGGAGTATCTCGGTAACATCCATGGATCAGTTTCGTTCGCACACCAGGAGTATCCACTTAATCCTGGTTTGAGCGTTACATTTCCGTGGCTCTCTGGAATCGCAAGAAACTACCAGCAGTACCGCCTGAACGGGGTTATTTTTCAGTACGTAAGCACATCAGCTTTTGCCTTGGGCACCACCAACTCAGCCCTTGGTAAAGTGATGATTGCAACAAATTACAATGCTGAAGACGATCCGTTTACTGGAACTGTTGGCATGTTAGCTACACAATTTTCAAATTATTGTAGACCTGCTGATTCCATCATGCATGCAATTGAGTGTGCACCTACTGAGGTACCTTCCAACGTGTATTATATTAGAACAGACTTGGATGGACAACAAAAGGATAAGCGTCTCACTGATCTGGGTTTTACTCAGATTGGTACTGAAGGGATGCAAGCTACCACAGAGGTTGGCGGTCTCTGGATTTCGTATGACGTTACTTTAATGAAACCAATACTTAATCCATCGAATGCTATCTCTGATGGTTTTGATCAATTTGTCTGTCAGACTCTTTTACCGATAAACTGGTATGAGTTCAAGCCCACACCGAGGAATAACTACTTGCAAGGTCAACTTAGTCAGTTCGGCACAATGCCAGCAGCTTTATACACATTTGGCCCAACAATTTCTTCTGGCACATTTCTTGTAATATGGGAGTTTCAAATTCCAGCTACGTCCACCTTTTCAGATGTTTCTGGAGGCGGATATGGAAATCTCAGTAATGCAGTTTATGTGACAGATGATGACAAAAATGGTCCGTTTAACAACGCTTATGGACCTACTGTCACCGCGCCAACTTTTGCGTCAAACTCGCTGCAGGAGGGTAAGGTAACTGGAACAGAGGCTATCATCATGTATATGGTGAGTGTCACTGGACCGGACGCTAGCTTGTCGCTAACGAATCTAGCTCTCTCAGGCACATTGCCCATCACCTTTCGTCTCAGTGTTATACCTATCTCTTATAAGAATTCTCCTCAAGTGGAGGGTCCTTAGTTTCTTTTGTAGAGTAGTAGTAGTTTTTAGTTAGTTAAAAATTCGGAAAACCATAAATACGGGCTTGCCCGAGGGTGGGGTGGTTCACCCCTTGTATATTAGTTTCTCTCCCCTTTCTTTCTTTTTCACTTTTTCTTTTTGCCTGAAATCTTTTTGTTGACACAACTGCCTCACAATTTTTGTGTCTATAATCCCCGGAAAGTGAGTATTCTCCTCACTCCCTACTCTAACGATGGACCTGCTAATGCAACGGGGGTCCACCCAACCTGACCTGGAACTATTCAAATCTATACCAAACGTGAGTTAAAACTTCTGCGAAACCCCCTTTTCATACAATAAGACTTCGAGTCTCGTATACGTGTGGATTGGGTGTGGGATTCTTCTAGCACATATAATAAGACTTCGCGTCTCGTATACATGTGTGCTGGGTGTAAACAGGAGAGCCTAAGAACTACGCCACGGGATATGGGACCAGTTAAGGAAGGAATCGGCTTGATGTATAGTGGTACTTGCAATCTGCGGATCTTGGGTTCCGTAAAATGGCGGTGTTTGGTGCTGGTGATTGTTGTTATCTTTCACTGAACATGCAGCTGTACTATGGATTACCTCCCCAAGCGGTAGCCTGCCGAAAAAGGTCACAACACAAGCTCTGACCGAGCCTTATCGAAGTCACCGCTAATCTGTTGAATGATAAATGTATTTCTAGCATACGGTTGACAACTCCGGAAAATAAGTTGAGAATGAGAAGACCACACACAGATGGAACTGTGAGGGATGAGGTTCGTTCGACCCCTGAGTGTAATAATAGTATACATAAACCGATTCATGTGCCAGCAGAACGAAAATTTGGCCATGGAGCATGTCACTTTGGATGCACCGGAGAGATGTGTGATATCGAAGATCTTCAAGATAGGATCCGACTCTTTGATTTTTCGGAATCGGAGTTGGATCCCTTCCAGAAGTTATACTCCTCTTCATCTAGCGAGGATGATGAAGTGGTAGTGCAGCGGTGGAAACCGGTAGATCGTCATACTATCAACCACATTGCGTATAGACGCCGACGGTATAGACGAAAACAGAACTCCCAAAAGAAGTTCGATTCCACCAAAGGGTATCCTGGCGAGGGTCCAGTATATGAAGACAACTTTTTAGATATGGTTGTCGATGTTATGAGGCGGAGTTTTGAGTGTAAAGACTGTGACACTGAGAGGTGCACTTTGCTTGGTCATGGCCATAAACAAAAACCATTGACTGGCAAAGCACGTGGAAAGCTCGAGAGGGCGGGAGACCGTGTCAAGGGGCCAAACAGCCAAAAAATGTATCCATGCATTAGGGCTATTTGTGCTTCTGACTGTGCTGTCAAGGTACATGGACATGACCAATCTATTGGTCGTTTCCAGAAACAATTGGCGGCGGAGTACAAACGGGACCCGGCTAAACGAGCTACTGTTGAGGTGGTGCGACGAGAAACACGTAGACCCCTTGATAAGTATCCATATGTACCACTTAGTCAACGGCTTGCTAAGCGTGATGCCCATGCAGCTGATATGAAAGACAGTCGTGTGATGGATGAAGGGAGCGCAAAAATTATTCAGCATGCCATTGAGGAGCTGAACATTGTTCCATATTCCACACCTCCAGTCAAGGTCGCACCTGTGGCCAAGACTGAGATTATGTACACGGAGGACTTAGAGGACTTGAAAGAGCATACTGCGGAGTCGGAGGAGCGATCCTTCGAGAGCGTGGAAGATGCTCTGAACGTAGAGGATGATGACAATATTACCACTAGTGATGATCATAAATACACCATTGGTGACTCAGTTGTTCAATCTGATGACGTTAAGGGTCTAAACATTGACACTAGTATTGATGATAAGAGAGTTAGCATAGAAGTTCAGCAAATTTACACTGCAAAACACATTATGGCGGGCAGCTCGTTCACAGAAATGTTAGAAAAAGAGGATGCTAAAGACCTAATCTACCGTGATGGTAAGATCATTGGTTATTCCTTGCGGCTACATCTTGATGATGGTCGATATCTTTCGTTTTTGGAGATGGGTGGCAAGCTTACAGACGAGGAATATTTCTGGTTGTTTAACAATAGCCGGATTATTGAGGAAACTCCACTCAGCAGTGATTTCCCAGGGGAAGACAGTTTGGTTACTACCATTGAAGAGAAACAAGCTGCCCAGGAAGTCAAGGCGAGTTCGACGTCGGGTGTTGTGCAGGGTGCAGTGGCTAGATCGGGGGCACCACCCCCAGTAATGGCCACAGCCGTGGTGGGACCGGTACCCAGAATGACGATAACTCCTGAGCAGAAGGAAACTTATGCTCGGGCTAGGATGTTGTCACAAAAGGTAGTCACCATGCATTTTGCTTTCCCTAAAACATTAGTTGACCGCATTGGAAAAACAGCTGATAAAGTTCTGCATTCTTTAACTAGATTTGCGCGTCTGAAGGCCACCAACCGTGGGAGCCAGTCGCAAATGGATGCTTTGAAACTTGGCGGTAACTATCCCTCATACACTATAGTGAGGGGTTCTGAGATAAAGAAATCAGACTTGAGTGATATGGTCAGCCGGGTTGCACCCGGGTATGCCTGTTTGACAGATGTTGACCGTATGAGTGTGTTGGATACCCTTGGCTACACCCACGAGGTTTCGGTTATTGTCTACCATGAGGCTGTTAAGGCTTTATTGGCTAGTCGAAAACTGGATGCCTCCATCACTTTTCGGAGTAGTGGCCATGTTGTGTCTGCTGTCCTAGGTCGTATTCATGTGGCTGCCGAACAATTATTTGTAGGCAAAGACACATTGCAGAAGATTTGCGTGAATAACGACTACGATGTGTGGCAAAGTACCGTGAACTATGTTGCATATCGATTGTGTTTGCGTGATGCTAAGTCTAACTTGGCATTACCCAATCCGGACCCCGCTCTAATTCACTCGGTTTTTCACGAACTGGCTGTAGCAGTGAAACCCCTAGCTACTGCGGCCTCTACCGTGTTGAGGGGACCACTGTAAAGATCGACAAAGCCTATCGGTGGAATAACAAATTTCGAATCGTTAAGGGACGCAAGTTCTTTGACAAGGATATGAAGATTGTGTTTCCGCCTGACTCTCGTTTGGAACGTAAGTCTGGCTTTTATATTTCACGCTCTATGTGCGTTGATCATAATGCTGTTATATACGAGATCAATAACCAAAATCTCAGTTATGCGGCAGGTCGGTTATTCAGTTGTCGCGAGGCGGATCGCCCTGGGTTTTGTGAAAAACTTAGGTTTAATCAGCGTCAATTCCTCCTTCTACCCCAGACACGCTTCTTTCTTCTTAGACTTAGATCAATATATAAACGTTACTTTGACGACTACAAGGGTCGAGACCAGGAGATGTTGGATCACGTACATGACAAAAATCCGAAAAAGAAAATGAGGATTGTTGTCTGTCAGCAGTTAGATGATGACGGTGTACGCCATGATAGGGTGTTGTGCAAGCGTATTATAGCAAAAGGGAAAAATGAAATTGCAAAAATAATGAAATGGATGCGGCTATTCACATCTTTCGGACCAGCCTCTGCCCTCCAGGCAGGGTGGCTAATGTCCTTAATGAAGAAGGCTCAAGCGTCTACCCCCATTTTTGTTAATGGTGGGATCATTGAATTTGTTAAATCACCAACCTTTTCTAGTATGTCGCTCACTTTCACTGAACTAATTAATCCTTCTTTTCGATTTCATGCGGCTGTTTTTAGTGATGATTGTTCAATAGGTTTCCGTGTTGGAAACAATATATACCATGCAAATTTAGATATTAGTAGTTGCGATGCTTCTCACCAGCATGAGATGTTCCTGGCGTTCATCGAGATCTTTCCACTCGAATGGCAGGAGGAAGTCAGAGCTTTGTGTGACCAGTCCTTGTTACCTTTGGACCTCTATTCTGTGGACGGCGAACACCGGATCACTGTTGAGGCTCTGGGATATTTTCTTGGATCTGGACATCTTACGACGACATCCATCAACACGTTTGTGGTTTTCCTTGTTGTCTGGTGGATTACTCGACAGAACATTACATCTCTTGACGAGATACATAGGTTAACTGAACAGACTGGATACATTTTTACTGTGGAGCATTGTGAGAAAGTACAAGATATACAATTCTTGAAACATTCACCATGTTATGATATTGATGGTATTATGAGACCTGTTTTGAACTTTGGTGTCCTCATGCGGGGCTCAGGCTCCTGCCATTACGACCTCCCGGGACGTGGTTCGATGCAAAGTAGGATGTTGGCGTTTCAAGCCGCCCGACTCCAAGGCACATATCCTTATGTTGACACTCCTGTGTTGGCAAATATGAGGAGAGTTGCTGGAGCACCATCCCGCAGTGCTATTGATGCTGCCGAAAGAGAGGGAGTAGGAAGTAAGATTGAGCAGGATTTACCAATCATGTTGCGTTTCGACTCTCATGAATTTCTTGCTCGATATGACCTCCATCCGGTTGAGGAAGACCAGGTGGTCTATGAATTCGGGTTGTTGGAATTTGGCTGGCAAATCCGTAATCGCGGTTGTCATAAAGTCCTTCA